GAAAACATCATCTTCAATAGATTTCAATATTTGCCCTTCAAGTGAAGAATGAACTGAACCTGCTTTTATTGAACCCCTGTCAACTATACCAAATCTCGCTAAGGTGCTTAGTAAACTCTCTTGTACGTGATAAGTTTCCTCAGATATTACCTCTTTGGGAAATGTAGAGACTTTTAATTTTTCGCGAGATATTACAATATCAATAAGATCATGGTCAAAAATCATCAAATCACCATTAATCGCTTTGCGTGCTTCCGTAAAAGAAATTTCCCTGGTAACAGGATCTTGGTCCTTAGTGCCTCTGACAATATTAATTTTAAGCATTCTCCAACTCCTGTACCAATCCCTGGATTCTTAAAACATCCGTTATCATTGTATCGTCAATCTGCTTACTTTTGTATGAGTCCAACTTTGACATAATCTCTCCATACTTGTTTTTTAGATCTTCACTTTCAAAAATATCATTTGACTCATATTTCTTAAGTTTATTTTTTAATTCAGATACCTGCTCGTTTAGATATACCTTGAGACTTAGTGAATTATCTGAAAAAGAAGCAATGTAATTAGTCAACAATTCTTTTTGATTTTGTGGAAGCACCGAATATTTCTTATTAAAACTTTCTACGAACGTTTTATATGTTAAATTATCAATATGCTGCTTATCTTCTTGATCCTTTTTAGTAGTCAGAGATTCAACCATCTTTTCTTCAAGTAAGATCTTTTCCTTAATCGAAGTCTTATCATTGAAAATATTGTAGATTGTTGCAAGGTTCTTGTAATTTGGTACAAAGTTCTTAAGTACGTCCGAGGATAAGGTATAGTTTATTTCCTTAATCAACTTATTCTGGCTTGAAAAAATACTCTTCTTCCCTAAAGATCCGTATCTCTGTTTTGCCTCACTCAACAAACTAACTGCTGTGTCTCTGTCCAAATCTCCTGATTCGAGAACTTCTTTATAAATCGAAAGTTCTTTGTTTAAAATAGTTCCCTTAGAAAAATGCTCTTTTATAATTTTTTTAACAAGTGATTGTCTTGCAGAGTTCTTTTTGACAACTGCCTTGACATACTCTCTTGTAAGTGCTTCAAATAAAAACGCAGTATTTCTTTTCTTGTTGTGCTTTAATCTCATTTTTTGGTTTTCCTGTTGGTTAATTCTTTGATAAGATCAGATACCTCTCTGTTTCTTAAGAAGATGTTTTCCTCTTCGTTAATATAAGTAGTAAGTTTTGACTCCGAAAGTCTCTGCTTATCCTCTTCAACAACACCTCGTGATAAAGATTTTAACTTTTTGTAACCAGGTATAGTTCTATATGACTGTGCGCGGCCGCCAGAATCCCTCTTATCTCTCTCGCCAGTATCCGCCTTTGTAATATGTATCTTACCCTTCGCTCTTTTGTGCTTTTGGTCATACGAATCTTCTCTCGAACCTGGTGCTGCTAGAAGCGCGCCTGCATCATCACCGCCTGCATCATCACCGCCTGCATCATCACCGCCGAGAGCATCCTCACCGCCTGTAGTATCAATACCTTCACCACCTTCACCGCCTGTGCCAAGATCTCCGCCGAGAAGATCGTCACCTCCGCCTTCTTCAGTGTCAGCTGATGCAGCGGTAGCGTCTGCTTGTGCTTGTTCTGCTGCGGCCTCAAGGCGCGCATCAAACTGTCTATCGTAATACATTTGTCTTTGAGTCTTTACAAATTCTTCTTCCGTCATATTAAACAAGTGTGCAGCAATCCATTGACGACTGAAAAAACCCTCAGTTGCAGTAGAGGCAACGTCAAATTTTGTCTTCCAATGTTCTAGTTCCTGAAGTTCTGCGATCTTTGAAGGACTATTCAACTTGAGTTTGAAGTTTATTAGGTCCTCTCCACGATATCCGAGGGTATAGAGATGGACAATTCCGATTTTCTCCAGTTCTGTTACAATAGATCTTTGCAATCGCTGAACTGTTCTTGCAAATCTTATATCCTTTTGCGCCAGAGTGGTTGCATCTTCACCCCCTCCTGCCTCCGCGTTGGTATTAGAGATGTAAGATCCAGGTATCTTGAGTGCAGAAAATAGTTTATCTCTTAAATATTTTACATCATCAATATCACCAGTGTAGGTTCCACCTGGTAAACTTTCAACTCTCGAACTTGACCCTGCTCTTGTCGGGATAAAGTAATCTTCATCTACAGACATGGGGTTATATCTAAGATCAACGCGTCCAGAACCAGGGTCGACCACCTGATTTCTTTTCATCTGAGTCATAACTTTCTGCATGTACTGTTCGATATCTTGAGGTGGGATATTTCCAACATCAATGTAAAATACTCTACGTTCTGGTGATCTAACAATTCTATACGCCATCATAGCGTCTTCAAGCAAAGTTAGTTGCCTCCAAATGCGTCGTGCAGGTTCAAGAACAGAGGTGCCGTAAGGAGTGTATTTGTCATTGCCAAGAATTCTAAAATGTCCAATTTGCCAATTTTCAAATGTTAACCCAGCAGAGTTCCACTGAAATTGGCAGTAATTTGGGTTGGTTTTATCTTCTCCCTCTAACCTTTCTAGTTCCTGTCCTGGCAATCCAATGACGCTCTTAACACCTAGAATTTCGTCAATATCAAGATATAAGAAAAAGTCTCCATACTTACACATCGTCCTGCACCAACCAAAGACATTGTACTCAAGGTTCATAATATCAAAATATAGCGCTGAAAGAATGCCTTTTATTTCTTCATTGTTACAATCAATAGTCATCAGTGGTTGCAGAGAACTATGAGTTGTCATTTCATCTGCATAAATGTCCAAGGCAGATGCGATCTCTGGGGTGTATTCCATTTGATCAAAATCTACGTACCTTTCTAATCTACTCTGATTTTGTTGACCACTAGCATACAACCCAGCGAAAGGATGATAATCCATTTTCTTAAATTGTTTTCCACTTGCTGAAGTGAATTTTTGAGAATACTTATCTAATTGTCTTCTTCTCAGTCTTCTAGCAGTCTGTGTTCTGTAGTTTACAATTGGTCCTGATAACAATCTTGTTAACTTCTTAAACAAGGTGTTTTGCTGGTTTTTGGGATTAATTTTTCTTCCGCCTGCCATTTACATTATCCTTTGAACAACCATGGATATTGGTCGTATGTTTTATCTCGTTTTCTCTTTTTTTCAAAGACACTGTCACCTTCATATCCATGCATGCCTTTTATAGTAGTATTCATCTTAGTTTTTGCTGATACCATTGTAGCAAGAAATGCCTTATTATATTCTATATTTCTCTTGTTTTCAATCAAAGCAGTATCCCTTACCCAACACCCAATCGCACAAGCCATGATTAGATCATCATTGTAAGATCTCATCGCTTCTGGTCTTCCGTTGTTCCAAACAAAAGTCTTCATCTCGTTGTAAAGACGAGGTGAATTTATGGTAATTAGTTCATTTCTTACAAATTCTTCCAACTTTGCCACAATGAGTGGTCGCGTCTTCTGACTAGTGGTGAATCCAGCTACTGCATTAGTTGCTGCCTCCGCAGTTACTTGATCTACGTATTCGTGGGTTGATTTAATTGAATGATATATGTTTGGGTAACTCATCTCTCTTAATTTGGTTAGAACTGCGAAACCAACCGTGTTGTTTTCTACTACAACCATACAATCACCATACTCTCTACCTGCATCAAACAATATCTTAGAAAACAAATCTGGAGTAACTCGTCCCTGATATTCAGCAACGATCTCCATTGTTAAAGTATTGAATATATGAAAAACAGAGAAATCTTTTCCGTCACCCCTAGCAACATCAGCACTTAGAAGATACGGTACACCTGACTCTGGTTCCTTCCATATCCAATAATTTCTATCAAAACCTGTCCTGTACTTAGGATCATGAACAAACCCAGATAAGTATTTCATTTTGTCAGGATGAAAAACCGTTTCTCCAGACATGTTAAAGTTGCATTCCAACTCTTGTGCAATTTGACGGCGAGACATATTCTTTGTTTCTTTTTCAAACCATTCTTGGTCTCGATCTGGATGTACATCCCAGGGCAGGGTCATAGTCTCAAAATCATTGGTTTTTGCTTCAGCATCCGTAAATGTTTTATGAAACCAATTACCAACACCATTTGGTGTAGACAATGCTATGCAGCGGCCGCCCGTAGAAAGCGTAGGATAAAGACCTGTCCATAATTCATCTAACCCCTCAACGTGCGCTGCCTCATCTACAACTAACAAGGATAATGCCTCTGAACGACCAGCATCTCCAGAAGTTGATGACGCTTTAATTTGTGATCCATTTGATAACTCGAAAGAGGTTCTATTATCAATTGAAACATCAGATATTCGAATCCACTCTGGGCAATTTCTTAAGATAGACTTAACTTTTTTGACAAGGTTTGCTGCCGTACCAAACTTAGTTGCTAAAACTAAAACATTTTTTTCTTTGTGAAAAAGCATCAACCATACGATATACGCTGCCGTAACTGTAGATAGTCCCAACTGACGTGCCTTTAATACAATATTGAAACGATTATCTTGAAAATTTCTAAGCGCTTCTTTTTGAAAGGGATAAGTTTTAAAAGGTATCAACCCTTTAAGAGGATGCGTAATCTTTGCATAATTAGTTATGAAATAGTCTGGGTCTCTGCCAGATTTTACTATTTCTTTCATGATCTCTTTTTTAGAGAGAACTTGTTTCATCTGAGATCTAATGCCTCGCATGCTGCGTTCAGACCCTGTAAACTTGAATCACTGTTACATTCATCAGTTTCAAGAATCCAGCAAAAGGCAGATGTATCACCTTCTTCAAAGCATTCATCAGTACACCTCTGCCCGTGATGGTCTGAATTTTCTGGGTTGTGACAGATCCAAATAAGTTCGTTATACAATGTTTCTTGCTCTGTGTAACTGCACTCTGCGCTAGAGTCTAAGTGACATGCCATAAGGAAAGGAACTAAAACAAAAAGAAGTTTCATTACTTCCTCCTGTTGCTAAAATCGTACGCTTTAAATGCCTCATATGGATCAACCTTTCTTTCATCATTTGATGATTTCTTTGCTTCAGGTGTTGTAGGTATTTCAAGTGCCTCTCTTTCGTTGCTGTTCTCCTCAATTCCGCCAACTTTAAACTTCTGAACTGCAGTCACCAAAGTTCTGATTCTGGAAACAGGTTGAACGAGAACTTTGACTTCCCCATCTGCTGTAAGTGTTAATCCATTCTTTGTTAGTGCTCTATACTCTTTCTTTATAAATGTAGCGACATCAGAAATTTTAGACGATACATCGTTCTCTAGTGATCCGCCATACACTTCTTTTAGTTTTATTTCACTAGAGTAAGTTATGCAAATGCAGTTTTTTGATTCAAACTTTACTCCAAATCCGTCTATAACTCTAGTGTCCGTGATGGGACAAATCTCTTCCCTCTTCAAACCCAACTTTAAGGGTTCATCATTATCATCACGCGCTCCATCGTAACCCTTCGATAATACTTGCGAAATACCATTAATAATTTCAAGTGTTGTTGCCATTTATTTGCTCCTTTGACGGACGCCAACCTGATTCCCATCTCTCTTCCCTATCCTCAACCCACATTATGTAACATTTAAAACAACATTCAAACTTTGACATATACAAGTCGTCTTTAGCAGAAAAGGAATAAGAACCACAAACTGGACAATCTCGTTCATTTTCTTTACTAAGTAGTTTTTTGCTTACTAAAAATCCTTTGAACTTTTCCTTAGAATTTTTGGCATCTTTAAATGCTTTTCTTTTATAGAACTCCTTTACTTCTTCTGAGTGCTTTAACTCTTTGTCTGGAGTCCAGTAAGACTTTGGGTTTTCTATGGCTTCCTTTCCCCAACGCTTCTCAATTGCTTTTTCTAACTTGACAATAAAGTTTGGATCTTCAGATTTCATTCACTTACCTACAAGGGCCCAGATGCCTAGCACTGAAACTGCACCCACTACAAACCCTCCAGCAGTAAAAAGGTACCAGTATTCGTTAGGTCGTTTTAGTGCGGCCGCCTCAAGTTGTTCAATTTGTTCCGTCTTTACTTGATCCATCGCAAGATATTCTGCTTGCACAGATTCCAATCTAGTTTGCAACATACTAATCTGCAGTTGATGCTCTGCACCTATCTCTTCCGATAATTTATCAAGTTTTAGTTGACAGCGTGCACCTTCCATTTCCTTGTCTGCAATAATTTTTGCCATTGCTGAATCACTAAGACACCACCCTGTAAACTGGATCATTGATCCCTTAACAACTCTTTGTACATGTGGTGCCTTTGGCGTAGCATAGGCGGGTACAAAACTAATCAAGATCAGAAAGATTAAAAAGTTCTTCAATCCTCTGTTGAACTGCATCCGAATCTCCTTCCATTTCTTCAACTACTTCTTTTACTTTTTTCTTTTCTTTTTCAGTAAGTATAGCATTTTTCTGTGCATATTTTTCTTCTAAATTTTTTATGGTTTCATGATACTGCTTAATAAGCAAATCTCTTTTCGTTAATTCTTTACTGTGGTTCTCTTTAAGAATAACAATTTGCTTATCATAAGATTCTTTTTTTGCTGCAAGTACATCAAGTGCCGCTTCAGCATTCTTTCTTGATATGGCCCAAACAACAACAGACCATATAACTAGGAAAGGAATCTTCCAGTTTTCTTTCAACCAGATCCATGCTAATTTAATATGAAACATTTTGAATTACTTTTTTCCGTGCTTCCACTGAACTGCTAAGTCAACTAAAGCCTGAGAACCAATATAGGCAAGAGTCACTGCCACCCAATCACTCGAAGTCACTGTTCCGTATACGCACAAACTAGTTGCCGTAATCCATGCAAGAAACTTGCGAGATATGAATCGCTCTGTATATTTGTCAGCAATTGATTTTAGTGCTGTCATAATATTACCCCCCTTAGACACTGACATGTGCAAAACCTTTTTTCTTATCAATAACGATTTGCGTATCTACTGCGTCTTTAAGAGTATCTAGGTGGGAAATTAGTATAACAGTCTTAAAATATGACTTAACCATATCAATAATCCTAACAAAACCTTCCATGTTATCTTCGTCCAGAGCAGTGCCTGGTTCGTCCAGAATCCC